CAGCTAAGATAAAGTTGAAATCTGCAATTGATGCACAAGACGTAGACGCTCAAATAGCGGCACAAACAGAGATATCTTCTCTAACCATGGACGCCGCAAGATTAAATCAAGCTAAAGCTCAAAGACCTACTAGGTCTTTACAAGAAGAGGATAAACCTGCAGAACAACCACAAGGAGGGTATCTTAATGCATCGCAGCTAAAGCAAGCAGCGCAACAAATGGACCCTAAAGCAGAGGCTTGGGCAGCTAAAAATACTTGGTTTGGTACTGATAACGCTATGACTTACACAGCGTTTGATATACATAAGAAGTTAACTGAGGAGGAAGGATACGATCCTTCTAGTGAAGAGTATTATCAAGAAGTGGATAAAAGGATAAGACTTGAATTTCCTCAGAAATTTGGTACAACAGAAAATACTACACAAGAGAAACCTTCTCAAACCGTAGCATCAGCCAAACGTCCAGGCATGGTAGGACGCCGCAAGACTGTGAAACTCACGCCGTCACAAGTCGCAATAGCTAAACGATTAGGTGTGCCACTTGAAGAATATGCGAAACAATTAGTCGCGAAGGAGGCATAAGCATATGGAAAACGATAATAAAATAAATAAAACTTCCCGCGCGAGTCAAACTCGAGCTAAAGAGGCTCGTAAACAAGTTTGGACTCCTCCATCATCTTTAGATGCACCCCCTGCCCCAACAGGTTATAGACACCGTTGGATAAGAGCCGAAAGTATGGGCTTTGATGATACTAAAAATATCATGGGTAAAATGAGAACTGGATGGGAGTTAGTGAGAGCTGACGAATATCCAGAAGGAGATTTTCCAACCGTACAAGATGGCAAACATTCTGGGGTAATCGGAGTTGGTGGCCTATTGCTGGCTAGGATACCGGAAGAGATCGCGAAGTCTCGGGAGGACTACTTTAAACAACAAGTAGCTGATAGAGAACAGGCAGTTGAAAACGACCTTATGAAGGAGCAGCATAATGCGATGCCGATCAACCAAGATCGACAGAGCCGTGTAACTTTTGGTGGCTCCAAGAAGAACTAATCTTTTAGTTATTCCGAACCATCAACTAAACTAACAAAGGAGTAAAAACAAATGGCAAATCAAGATAGTGCTTTTGGTTTGAAACCCGTTGGTAAGGTTGGACAAAACGCAGATAACCAAGGTATGTCTGAATATCAAATCGCTGATAACGAAGCGTCTTCGATGTTCCAAGGCGACCCTGTTATACCACAAGCCTCTAATACAGGTTTTATTGATGTGGCAGCTGCTGGAAATACACTTCTAGGTGTATTTTTTGGATGTAATTTTACAGATCCTACAACCGGAAAACCAACATTTCGAAACCATTACACACAAACAAATATCACCACTGGTGATATTGACGCTTTCGTATACGACGACCCATACGAGAGATTTGAGGTACAAGGTGATGGTGCTTCAGCAAGAACAGATATATTTAAAGTAGCAGATATCGTGTACGCTACTGGTTCAACAATTAATGGTACATCCAATGTTGAATTAGACGTGTCCGATTTAGAAGCTACTGATGGCCAACTAAGAGTCATTGGTATATCTACTGACCCAGAAAACAGTGATTTAGGTTCCGCGAACTTAAACTACATTGTTTACATCAACGAACATACGTTCCACACAGCATTATAATAGGAGTAATTAAATTATGGCTATATCACGTAATCAACTAGTTAAAGAACTAGAGCCAGGTTTGAATGCACTATTCGGCTTGGAATACAATCGTTATGAAAATCAACATGCAGAAATCTTTACTACAGAAACCTCAGACAGAGCTTTCGAAGAAGAGGTAATGTTAAGTGGTTTTGCTAACGCTTCTGTTAAACCTGAGGGTTCCGCAGTTACATTTGATAACGCGCAGGAAACCTACACAGCAAGATATCAACACGAGACTGTTGCATTAGCTTTTGCAATTACTGAAGAAGCTATTGAGGACAACTTGTATGATAGACTGTCAAGCAGGTACACAAAGGCATTAGCACGTTCAATGGCTAACACCAAACAGGTGAAAGCTGCTAACGTACTTAACAGAGCTTTCAATTCTAGCTTTGCAGGTGGTGATGGTAAAGAGCTTTGCGCTACTGACCACCCAACTATTTTTGGAACAGTAAAAAATGAATTGTCAACTTCTGCTGACCTTTCTGAAACATCTTTAGAGCAAGCGTTAATTGATATTAATGCGTTCACAGATGAAAGAGGACTGAAAGTTGCTGCTAGAGGAGTAAAAATGATTATTCCTTCAGAGCTTCAGTTCACTGCAGAAAGAATCATGAACTCTGCTAACAGAGTTGGAACAGCTGACAATGACATTAATGCACTAAAGAGCATGGGTATGATCCCACAAGGATACTCAGTTAACAACTACTTAACTGATACTGATGCTTTCTTTATCATTACTGACGTTCCAAATGGTCTAAAATACTTTGAAAGATCACCAATCAAAACTTCAATGGAAGGTGATTTTGATACAGGTAACGTAAGATACAAAGCAAGAGAGAGATACTCTTTCGGCTTCTCTGACTTCAGAGGTATCTTCGGTTCACCTGGTGCATAAGAAGTAATTTTATAACTACTTTTAAAAGGGGCCTTATGGCCCCTTTTTTTATGGGAAAGATACTTGACTTTATGGGAAATTCGTGTACAAAATAAAAGCGGATAATATTGACAAGGAGTTATATTATGACCGTCATATCACAGTCCCTAATCGCTGAGAAAATTAAGCTAGAATCTCAGTGGAATTCTCAATACTTAAATGCAGGTGAAGAAACTCTTGAGATGAAATCAATTCAAGAAAAACTCAAAAGAGTTATTGCAAAACTGAGATGGAGAGACTTAAAACAGTATGAGAGTCCTTTATTCTTTCAAGAGTAAAAACTTGCTCTCTCTATAAAATTCACTATATTATACCCACTAGGAAAATAATAACATGCAGACTGACCTAGCAGACGAACGTAGAGACTGTATGTAATTTTACTACGGAGGTAAAACATGGGAACAACCACATTTCAAGGTCCAGTCGTATCTAAAAAAGGTTTTTTTAATACAGGACCAGGTAATGTTGTAGATGCTGATTCTAGTATTTCTTTAACAGTAGCTGATCACGCAGGTAGAATCGTACACAACGATGCTGCAGGCGCAGTCACATACACATTACCCGCAACAAACGCAAATTCTGATTCTGCAGTCGCAGGACCAGGGGCGGATTTCAACAACCTAAACAACGTCGGTGCTACTATTGAGATTTTTTCATCAATAACAAAAACAGGCGACTTAGTTGTACAAGCTGCAAACGCAACTGATGTAATGGTCGGAAGTGCCGTCTTTATTGATGACTCATCTGATAACGTCGTTGGTTTTGAAACAGCTTCAACATCTGATACTATTACTTTAAATGGTAGTACAAAAGGTGGTGTTACTTTTTCAAAAATTGTATGTACAGTTCTTGCTTCAGGTAAATGGAAAGTTGATGTGATTTCAGGATGTACTGGAACACCAGCAACACCATTTAGTGCTGCGGTAAGTTAATGATTAATTAGGAGCCCTCCTAGAGGGCTCCTACAAAGGAGAAAAAAATGGCAAGTAAAGGCGACGTAAAAGCGGTCAGAGTTACAGCAACGGGAGCAGTCTTCGCAGGTCGAACTAGACTTAGAGGTATTATCCTAGCGTCTGATGGTGGTGGAGCAGGAACTATAATTTTGCAAGACAACACGGATAGCACAAGTTTATTTCAAGCTGATGTTCCTAGCGGTGATGTATTTTCGACAAACATTCCAGAGGATGGAGTATTATTTCCAGGTGGAATGAAAGTATCTACAATCACAAACATAGACGCAGCTACTATATTTATTGATAAGTAAGGTTAAAAAATGGCTACATCAGGCACTACAGCTTTTGACCTTGACATAGATGAAATAATTCAAGAAGCATACGAGCGATGTGGAATGACAGCTCGAACCGGTTATGGTTTAAAAAGTGCTAGACGTTCTTTAAATATATTATTTTCTGAGTGGGGCAATAGAGGTCTTCATCTATGGAAGGTAGACCTAGCCTCCGTTCCTTTAGTAGAAGGGCAAGCAGAATATAACACAACAAACGATAGCACTAATTTTCCAGGAAATGTAAATGAGATATTAGAAGCGTATGTTAGAAATAATTCAACAACGACAGCCCCTGTCGATACACCTATCACAAAAATAGATAGGTCTGCATATTCATCAATTTCAAATAAATTATCAAAGGGTACCCCTAGTCAATACTATGTAGATAGAACTACATCTCCTAGTATTTTTTTATATCAAACACCAAGTAGTAGTTTCTCAGGATCGAGTTTTTTATTAAAGTTTTATTATTTAAAAAGAATTGAAGATGCAGGAGCTTACACTAATCAAACGGATGTAGTGTATCGTTTTATTCCTTGTATGTGTGCAGGGCTAGCTTATTATTTAAGTTTAAAAATAGCTCCTGATAGAGCACAAAATTTAAAATTATTGTATGAAGATGAGTTGAGTAGAGCTCTTACAGAAGATAGTTCTTCTACTAGCACTTATCTAACACCAAAGGTATACTATCCAGGAACATGAGTAATTTTGCAAAAGGTAAATACGCTAAAGCGATATCAGATAGAAGTGGCATGGAGTTTCCTTATAACGAAATGGTAACTGAGTGGAATGGTTCTAGAGTCCATGTTTCTGAGTTTGAACCCAAGCAACCACAACTAGAATTACAAGTTCATGGTGCAGACCCTGAAGCTTTAAAAGATATCAGAGCAGATAGAACAGAACCCGCTACAGAAAGATTGTTGCCTAAAAATCCTTTTTCTACAGGTGCAAACACTGCTGTAATAACAATTTTTGAGCCTGGTCATGGCAGATCTACAGGTGATACAGTTAGATTTAGAAACGCAGTGAGTGGTCAAAACACAAACGTTTCTGATTTATTTGTAAACAGCGAAAGTGGACACACCATAACAAAAATAGATGATGATTTTTACAGCTACACTATTGGAGGAGGATTTATAGGATTAGGTTTATCTTCTGCTCCACCTAGATTTGGAGGAGGTCGGGCAACTTCAGGACCCGTAACGATATCACCATGACAATGACTCTTAGTGAATTAAAAACAAATATTAGAAACTACAGTGAAGTAGATAGTGGTGTTTTAACCGATGCCGTTTTAAACGTATTAATTAAAAACGTAGAAAATAGAATATTTAGAGCAGTAGATTCTGATGACACAAAATTCTATGCTAACTCAGATTTAACAATAGGTAATAGATTTGTTACTGTTCCGTCTGATACTAGAATTATTAGATATGTTCAATTGACAAATCCTACAAATTCAGATCAGTTTTTCTTAGAACAAGTCGATACCTCTTTTCTAGCAGAGTATTTTCCTGATCCAGATAACTCAAGTGATTATGCAACTCCTAGATATTACGCTCATTGGGACTCTGATAACTGGGTTGTGGCTCCCACTCCTGATGCAGCATATGTCATAACTTTAGCGTATATAAAACAACCAGATACAATAACCACCTCTGATACTAGCAGCACATACCTATCTAATAATTTTCAAGATTTACTAGTTTATGGCTGTATGGTAGAAACCCTTAAATACTTGAAAGGGCCAGATAATATGGTACAAATGTACGAGGCTTCTTATCAAGAGGCTCTTCAAACGTTTGCGGCAGAACAACAAGGCCGAAGACGCAGAGACGAATACACAAGTGGTGCAATTCGTCTAGATTTACAATCACCACAACCGAAAATGAAATAAAAGGAGACGATAAATGGCTAATATAATACCAGATGCATTCAAATCAGAACTCTTATCTGGCACACACAATTTTGCTAATGGCGGCAATACTTTTAAAATAGCTTTATTTACAGACATCTCTGGATATTCCACATCAAGCACTACGTACTCTACCACCAATGAAGTTTCTTCTTCTGGTACAAGTTACACCGCTGGTGGAAATGCCTTAGATAGTCAAGCTGTTTCAGTTGCAAGTAACACAGCTCTTGTTGATTTTGCAGACGAAGTTTTTTCATCTGTAACTTTATCAGCAGTAGGCGCCGTTATTTATAACGATACAAACGGTGATAAACTTGTTGTTGTGTTAGACTTTGGAGGAACCAAAACTGCTACTAACGGAGACTTTACTATTCAGTTCCCTGCAGCAGGTGCATCAACAGCTATAATAAGAATCGCATAATAGGTCATGGCTTTAGTTTTAAACGACAGAGTTAAAGAGACAACTACCACAACCGGCACAGGTACGATTAATTTAGGTGGTGCTCAAACTAATTTTGAAACATTTGTAACAGGAGTAGGAAACAGTAATACTACTTACTATGCAATTGTTCATAGAAGCAACGCAGAATTTGAAATTGGTTTAGGTACTATTACAGATGCCTCCCCGGATACACTAGCTAGAACTACAATCATATCTAGTTCTAATAGTGATAGTGCTGTCAACTTTAGCGCAGGAACAAAAGATGTCTTTTGTACACTTCCTGCTAGTAAAGCAGTACACGAAGATGGTAGCTCTGACGTAACTTTACCTAATGATTTAATTCTAGGATCTGACTCATCAGTTTTAAAATTTGGTGCTGACTCAGATACAACCCTAACACATACAGACGGCACAGGTTTAACTTTAAATGGTACAAATAAATTACTTTTTAGAGATTCAGCATTAGGTATTAATTCTTCTGCAGACGGTCAGTTAGATTTATTTGCAGACACAGAAATACAATTAGCAGCCACCACAGTAGACCTTAATGGTGATTTAGATGTCTCTGGGGATATAACAATTGGAGATGAC